GATTTTAGGGTTGTTTGATAAAAATTATAATATACATTATAAATTCCTTCATTATATCCAACTTTTTCAATATCCCTAACAGGGAAAACAACAACAGAAGATATACTTTCTTCATTTAATGTGTTTTCATAATTTCTAATACTAAAGTTAGAAACCTTCCCACTTGACAATAAATCACCAGTAACTGTTTCCACAGAAAAAATAACTTGATCCGTTACAGGATTAAATTCTGAAGAGGAGTTTATTACAGGAATAAGTACTTCTTGAGAAGCATTATATTCTTGTTGGGTAGCTCCTTCGGGGTTAGCTAGTGGAGTTAGTGTTATCATCAGTTGTTAAATCTATAATATTTTGTTGTAATTCAAGATTTTCTTCTCTTAAAACGGTAATTTCATCAAAAAGAGCTTGCATTTCATCTGAAATACCTTGAGCTCCCACATATTCTGTGCTTTGTTTTATTAAAAATTCATGTGAATTTATATCACCTTCTTTTGGAATTTCATAAAATAAATCGTTATATAATACAAAAAATTCATCAACACTAACTGGTTCCTCAACAGGTGGAGTTGGGGGAACTAATTCAGTAAATTGAGTATCAATGACATTTAAATAAGCAGATTTATTATAAAGCTTCTTAGATAATTTTAGTTCACTCCCTGAGTTATGTGGTTTAAGTGAATTATCCATTTATTACTTTAAAATAATAGTTATCGTTTAATATAAGTGTTTCTCCTCCCAAAATAGTTTTAATTAAAACCTGATAATATCTTTCAGGTTCTAAACCATTCATGTATAAAGTAAAGTAACTACTTTCACTATCGGCACTTATTTGAGTATAATTAGTATCAAAATCTATTACAAATTCATTAGTGTCTAGATCTTTTATGGCATAATATGAAGATGTAGGTAAATAGTGATTAATAGAATATAATGAAGCAGTTTGAAATACTCTTTGTGGAAATTGAGGTCTGCAATTTATTCTGAATTTTTCAATACTTCCTCTATTAAAAGTTCCTGGGTTGTTACCTAAAGAAGCTACCATTTGAGTAGTATCAATAATAGTATTAGCTGAAGATCCAGTATTAAAATCATAATCTCTCCATTGCATTTCCAACTCAGGAGGGTATATAGTATGAGTATCTATTGAAAAATATTTTATTGTAGTAACATAATTTCTATTTGCTACAAATTCATCACTATCACTTTGTTTAACTATAAACCCATCATTTAAAAATCCCCCTAAAGAATTAGATCCACTGTACCAAGTTAAAACTGTATTAGTTACATCTACATTTAAGTCTTTATCACTTGAATAGCTTAATTCTTGGGATTGAGTAACATTCAAACCTAAACTAGAACCTGTATACCAAGTTCCTCCTCCAGGAGTAGCTGCTTGATACGAAGCAGTTACATATGAGGTGAAAGTAGTAGGCCAATCTCCATCATTAGCACTTAACCTAGAAGTCCAACATACTCCATTTTGAGTTTGAGGCACACTAGAATATCTACCTGTACCCATATTCCATGAACCAGATGCAGGATAGACTTCTAGAGTAGTAGTAGAATTTAAACCTGTTATATCTGCTATGTAAGTTTTTAAATTAGATTGAAATGAAGCTGTTCCTATTTTATTAGTTAACACATCTTCTATCTCAGATTGGGAGAATTTGATTAGAAATCTACTTACTTGTGGATCAGCAGATGTAAAAAAAGTAGATACATCTAATATCTCATCAACTCCTGTATTAAGTAAAGGGAATTGAGAATATATAGAGGCATCTTTTTCGGGAAATAATTTATATACTGCCATAGTTTATTTTTATAATGGTACTACTCTACCTTTAATATCGGTATTAGGAAATTTAACTTCAAAAATAGAAGGATCTTGTGATGGGTAAACTACTCCACTTTGAGTAGCTCCTATTACATCATAAGCATATTTGGAATAACCTAAACTTTCACCAACTTTATTTACAATTTCAATACTTTTAATATTTTGAACTCCTTTAACACTATCACAAGTACTTAATATAGTATATAATTCATTTATAAGAATAGGCTTATTAATTTGCATATTTTCCACATTAAAGTATTCTTGTAATCTTCTTATACAACCCGATAATACTTCATTACTATTGTAATTAGGTAATACTACTATTTCAAAATTAACACCTATGTTAATAATAAAAGCATCTTTTATTTTAATAGAATCGTTAATCATTCTATATTGGGATAGATAGGTGGATAAATTTTGTTTTAAAGCACTACTAGCATTCACAAATTGACTACTATCATTATAAGCTAAAATATATAAATCTAAAACCGAATTAGACTCCCCAGGTAGAGTATTTTCTAATTTAGGAGATTCAGCATACACTTTTGCTATAGACCCATATTGAGAAGGTAAACTATAAGATCTTACTAAATAATCTTCTTGAGTTACCGCTCTAAGTTGAGAAGCATAGCTTGATAAAGAATTAAGCCTTAAATCTTGTGGAGAATCACCATTCCCACCTCCTGTAGCTGGGTTAGGATTGTCCACTGCTAAAGAATTAAAAGTAGTCTGAGCTAAAGTAGAATTTAAATCATCGGTGCTGAATAATACATTACCTGTATTGGTTATAGAATTGAGTGAATTTGCAGGGATGTTTGCTCCAACACCCCCTCCTGTTAGATATCTTACAGTTAAGGTCGTATTAGAAGGGGCAACACCATAAGTTTTATCAAACATAAAATTAGTAGGAGAATAAGCAGTTGTTAACTTATTTTGTCCAAAGGGTAAACCTATACCTACATTATTGGGGTTAGGTACTATTTCTTCACTAAAATCATTAGTAGTACCTGCACCAAATTGTAATTGTAAAGTGGCAGATCCACTATTTAAGTTATTACTACTTATAAATCTAGAAACAAATCTATTAGGAACTTTTTTTAATCTTAAAAGTGAAGGAACCTGGCCTGACTCATCTGTTGTATTTGGATCAGGACCAAATGGATTTGTATTTTGTATAGTTTCAAATACTGTTTCTTGAGCTAAATAATCTACTTCAGTCCATTCATTTCCATCACTATCAATTATATCTAATATTCCTAAAGGTTGACTAGCTACAACATTAGTTGTTAAAAATTGTTGAGGATCCCCAACGGATACAGTTGTGCTATTAATTGTAGCAGATACTGCTTCTACTGTTTTTTTAAGAAGAAATGATGTTGGATTGCCTCCTGATACCTCGTATATAGTTACTGTTGTAGGATCTAAAGAGCTAGATTGACTAAAATCAATTCTATTCTGAGTTAGGAAAGATACATTAGCATTACCAGTAACTGTTGAGTTTTCTTGAATTATTAGGGCATAGTTAAAATCAGGTACATATTCTCCTCCATCTAAGATTGCAGGTACAGTTTGAAAAACATCCAATTCAGTAGTAGCAGCTGATGAAACTGAAGGTTTATAACCAAACATATAAGCTAAATCATATAAATTATTACTTTGTTTAGCATACTGAATAAAATTTTCTTGAATTTGATTATCAGTGTAAAAAGCCATAACATCTCCCACATAAGAAGCCATCTCAATAAACATCATTCCTGGAGAAGCAGCACTAAAGTCTGTAAAGGTGTTAGGGAAATATGTTTTTGAAAAATTAATAAGATTCGACCTCATCTCAGTGAAGTTCCTGTTGATATATTCAACGTTTCTATTAACTTTTTTACTTGTATTTGAAGATAAGGACATTATAGGGGCATATTAAATTCTACAAACTCATTTAAACTAGAGAAAACTGAGTAAAATATTTGGATTGTAACTGAGTAATAATCTTCATCAGCTATAATTTTTATCTCTTTTAATTCAATCACAGAAAATACCAAACTAATATCTTCTTCTATACTTTTTTTAAGAATTTCAAGTGAAGAAGGATCATTTTGTTCAAAAAGAAAGGCTTGAACATTACTACCAAAAGAAGGGTTAAAAACCCGTTCTCCTTTACTTGTTAAAAAATAATTAATAAGATTATACTTTACTTGCTCAGCTGTAGTATAATTAATATTAAAAATAGCATCGGAACCCGAAGTAGCAGTTGATTGAAAAGGTACAGACAACCCAATACCCACAGTAGGGTATTGATCAAACGCCGGTATGTTTCTAACTTTAATTGCCATTTCTTATTTTTTCATTAATCCCATTATTTGATCCATTCCTAATTCCCCAGGAGGTAAATCCCCACCAGGCATTGTACCTTGAGGATTAAATCTAGGTTTAACATCTGCGGATGTAAATGAAGCTGCGGTTTCACCTAAGATACTGGCGTATTGTGCTCTTTTATCTTCATTTACGGGTGTTGATTGGGTAACTTTAGGAGAAGATTCTATTACTGTTTGTTTAGGAGCCTTTACAGCTTCCAATAAAATTTCTCTTAATTCTTCTTGTATGGCCTCTTTAACGGCCTCTTTAATTAAAGATTTTAATACTTGCGATTTCATTGTTTATAAATATTTACTTAATAAGCTTTTAAATTATCTCTGTCAATAA